CCATTAACTTTGTGGCATAATCACCAACAAAACCAGCAGAACGAAGAAGCTCCTCTACATCCTCTTCAGACTCAATTGAATCAATCGTCTCATCACTAATGATTCGCGCTGAACTGTCTGCTGGCTCATCAACAATACTGATTTCATAAATATCAGCTCGTTTAATCTCAACATGCGTTCCCTTATCTTCCATATCCAATGAATTTGGCGGGTAGAACGCAACTGAGAAGCCATCAATTGTGCCGTGTAAAACCATTGCAGCAACATCTTGTGCAATGGATAGTCCAGGTGTTAATTCGATTTCAAGATATAAACCTTGATCATCTTCTTTAAGTACCGTAATTTTGCCGACACGCATGCCCATTCGAGAATCGACGTAATACATACGCCAACCATGATTGTAATAACAATGGACTTTTTTAGTACCCGCTGCAAAAGCAGCACATACTTCAGCAAATGCACCACGGATAAACTTTTCACCGTAATAATTAACTGAATCCCACTTAACGGCATAACCGCTAATTCTTACGACTCCAGTCTTTTCATCCTTTTTGATAAAACGACAGTTATCTACAGTTATGGGCATGCGCCGACATTGAACTTGCGGCAAATTTGGCAGTGCTTTATTACGCACCATCAGGTTTTGGTTCATCTGCTTTCGCTCCATAGTTGCCTTTTTTCATACGTTCGGCAGTTGTCATATTGACTGGCACTAAAATAAAGTTTGAATTTGGATCTGGGGTTTCACCTTCTTCCATTTGAACTTGATATGGACTAGCTTGACCTGAAAGAATTCGGTCTTTATTTGACTTAACTCGCTCTAAATAAGACGCTCTTAATAAATCCTTAGTCTTAAATTCAAACTCGTAATCATCCCATTCATATCGGGGCAACAAGTGAATGCGGGCACTTTCTTCAATTCGTTCTAAATATGGGCGCAATCCAAATTTATGGAATCCATCGACCAACTGTTCAATCCCGCTTCCCCAAGTCGTACTTGAATCTGTACTAAAAATAAGAATTGGATTCACACCGAAATATCGGCATGCTTCTTCAACAGCTAATTTTCTAATTTCAATTAACTCAAGGTCTTCTGGTGTCAAACTGATTTGCTCAAAAGTCATACCACCTTCAAGAACAGGCATATCACCATCATCACCATTGACTAAAATATCCATTTCGTCACGGATTTCGTCTCGCTGATCTTTTTTAAGCCATTTAGGCGTCAAAATTGCGCCTGTTGGTTTTGCGCCATTTGACATTAAGCGTGATGTTTTATCACTCCCAGCCAAGCCAATACCAATCGATTGAGCACCATAAGCTATTGGTGACATACCGACGAAACCAGTTCCAAAAAGCTTGATATGCCAGATTTCTTTATCTGTATATTCAACAGTTTTTGAACCCAGCTTACATTTGTACTGAGGCGTTCCATCATCTCGAATGCTTGGATCAACAGAACCAGAGTTAATGACCTGTAGGCTTACTAGCTTTTTGCCTGAATAATCTTTTTTGATGTAAGCATTACCAGCAACAAGGTTAAGCATTAACTGTTCAAAGAACTCGACACGAGTTTGATAACGATTTGGCTTGTTATATAAAAGCCGAATGACATCATGGTCCTTGACCTGTACACGTGTACCATTCGAATTTAGCTTGTACATTTGAAGTGGTAATGTTGCCACTGACTCTGTGAGAATTTTCACACAGGCAAAAACCGCGCTTAAAGTCATTGCACTATCAAAAGTGACAGACTTAGCTGTTTTAAAACCAGAACGGGGACGATCAATAATGGTCGTCCCCGTTCTATCTTGTATTGGCCCAGTACCCCGAACCTTTAGATCATCGCGATTTTTTTTATCACGATTCTTAATTTTATCGCGCTTTTTACTCATCGCTTTTTCACCTTGATCATATCTTTCAACCAGTCATCAATGCTTCCATTGTCTTCTCCAGGCACAAGTTCGAAAACTTCTTCCTTATCCCAATACATCGCACGTGAAGCTGCAATAATCATCCCAACAGCAGCATCAATCTTTTTGGCACGTGATATCTTTCGAGGGAAAATATTTTCCTTTGCATCTTCTTTAACAACAACATTCAGAATGCACCACTTTAAAACTGGATCACCACAGAAACGGATGCGATTTTCCGCAATCAACACTTCAATCCAACGCATTGCAGGACTTAAAAATTCAGTCCTTTGCGGGACCTCGATTACATTCAAACCTGCATCGAGTAAATCAGAGGTTACTTGTTCTGCATGGTACGGGTCGTGACCAACTTCATAAAATGGATAATCATTATGATGTTCAAGAATGTCTTCTTTGATCCGATTAAAATCAGTTGAAGCTCCAGGTGTTTCAATCAACCAACCATCATCACGCCAAACAGGGTAATCATCTGGTCGCATTTCCCCGTTAATTGCTTCGGTTGATTCCATCACTCTTTCATTGATGTAACTATGAGCAAATACGTACCAAATAATTTTTCCATCTTCAAAACGGGGCCGCATCTCACCCCATGAGGCAAGGTCTAAGCGACTTGCCAAGTCATAACCGCCAAATCCTACAACGCCTTTAAATTCTTTATATGAGACTTCAACCTCACAATTAGACACAACGGATTCAGCAAGCCAGCCATCAACTGCCCCGACCCATTCATTTAAATGTTTTTGACGGAAAATTGCTTCATTTGCTGGTGAAATCTTGCATTTATCGGCCATTCCTTGCAGATATTCAGGTATTACCGAAATTCCATAGTTTGGATTGGCTTTAGGCCAGTTTTTAGGGTCTCTCCAGTCATCACCTTTGTCTAAACAAAAGATCATGCCGAAATAACGTTCGTGCGTAGCTTCACCTTTGAGAATGGCTACAACAATCTTTCTTTCACGGTAACATACCGATGTTGTATCTTTTCCAGCAGTTGTAATCGCAAAAAGTAATGGTTGAGACCGTGAAGCAATACCATTTGATACGATGTCATACATGCCCGAATCTTTATGAGCATGTAATTCATCAATCAAACCACAGTGAACGTTATAACCGTCTTTTGACCCGTCCCGATCCTGTGAAAGCGCTTTAAACGACGAGTTCGTTGTCGTTTGGAAAATCGAATACTCTTGCTTAGTGATACCAAAGCGCTCTTGCATCTTTGGCGAATAAGCGACCATTGTTTTTGCCGCGCCAAACAAAATATTGGCTTGATCCCTTGTTGTTGCAGCAGCATATACGTTTGAACCGGGTTCACCGTCGATAAATCCCATGTAGAGACCAACAGCCGCCAACCAAGTGGTTTTGCCATTCTTCTTAGCGACTTCCAGGTAGACGTATGTGAAGCGACGTAAACCTTCATAATTTACCCACCCAAAAATATTGACTGTGACAAAAACCTGCCAAGGCGACATTACTAATAAGTGTCGGGTTCCATCACGTTTTAATCGTGCTAGTTCACCCTCAACATGCGGACAGGTTTCAATAAAAAAGCACGCATGTTGTGCGCGCTCTACATCAAATCTAAATTCGAAATTTATATCCGGTGGTTTAGAACCAATTTTTAAGGAAGTGAGTAATTTTTCTAACTCTTCATCACCCGTTCCCAATGGAATACCAGAACGATTCAGGTCATTTAAAAAACGTTTAACAGCAAATTTTTCTAGCTGCCCAGCAGTACGCACTCCAGAGCGCACATCATGGCAATACTGAAGTGCGATTTTGAAATAATCGCGCATAAAAACTCACTAACTAGATCGAATTGAAAAGTTTGCATAAGGGTCATTTTCTTCTTTCTGACCAGCATCAGCACCCAACAAATCTAATTGCTGTTGTTTGTTAACTTTGACGCTTGAACGTGCTCTTGGTGTTAAACCAAATTCAGCAGCAGTCTTAATAATTTGCTCTTGTAATTTATTTCGGACTTGCAACCAAGCAGCTTGGACCTCAAAACCGTTTGGGGTTGTTGTTACCCATGAAGTTATTTCTTCCAACTTTTCAAGGGCCTTTTCATATGCGGCCATATTGTCACAATGCAAACCGAACACATCGCCATCGACAACAGATAACAACCCCGCTTGAACCAAAACAGGTCCCAAAGTATCCCAATGTTTTTTTGCGCCCCCTTTTACCCAACGAGGGCATGGCGGCATTCCTAAAGCAACGGAAGCATTGGCCTCTTGCGCTTCACCATCCCGATCGGTTCGGATACGGCTGCCGCTAAGAATTTTTTCTTGTAGCCCCTTCGGTGGACGACCCATATTTGACATAAGAACCTCCAAAAAATTTAAAACTGATTAAATATTAGAGGTATACCCCCCTATGGACTTTTGACCACGTAAAAATTTCATGGGGGGGCGGTCTTTTCTGAGAGGGCCTTTTTGACTTTTGACCCCCTATCCCCTTTTTTTGAAAATTTATTGCCGTCTTTCCGCGCTGTCATTGGGCTATCGTTCACTCCCAAACCGTTGTCTACATCTTGCTTTTAGTTGCTAGTAGCTTCACAACGCAGTCCAAACTTATTTGTGTTGATTCAAGGGCTGCATCTCTCAACTCAGATCGGCTTTCGCCATGTCTGTTATTTATCTTTGATCACCCGTTGATTAGCATCAACTTCATCAAGTCGAGCACCGCGTAATCGTTCATAGATTTCAATGCTTGGTGTGGTTTCATTATTCCAAAGCACATACAAACTTGAGTTCGCTTGAACCACAATACCAACATCATCAAAGCCCTTGATGTCATCACGATAAACAACATGATCACCAAGTAATATAACTTCACGTTCGCTCATACTGTCACCGCCTTAAAGTGTGAATGATGCAAGCGATGAACAAAACCGTCGGCATCACTAACTTCAACCATGTTTGCAGCTACTGCCGTAACCATGAATTGGTCAGTGAATTTACAATCAAGTGAATCAATTGCATAACCAGTAGCTGCACAAACAAAATCACCAGTACTAAATTCATTCTTGCTATCTCGATTTGCTTTGCTTGGTGATTGAACCGGCGACCAGCTCCCACGATCTTCGGTTGCTGTCTTGCGGTCATGGCATGACTTGCAAAGCGGTTGCCAATTGTTCTTATCCCAAAACAATGCTTGGTCACCTTTGTGCGGGATGATGTGGTCAACAACCGTTGCCGCTTCAACCATTCCGCGCTTGCGATGATCCGCACATAGCGGGTTCTCATCTAAGAATTTGGTTCTGTCTTTTTCCCAACGAGCATCATAGCCGCGCTGGTGTGCTGTGCCACGCTCTCGATCTTTCTTTTTGATTCGATCTTGATGCTGTTCACAGTAACCTTTGTTCGATGCAAAATCTTTACAACTGCCCACAAGACATGGGCGCTTAGCTCTTTGTGGTGGACGGCTGGTCATGGTTCCTAATCTCAAAAAAGAAGCCCACATGTCAAAGGGAGTCATGTGGGCTTTGAAAGAGAGCTTTACAGCTCTGAAGGAAAACTACAGCGTTTAGATTCAGTTTTCCATTGTGGTAAAAACTAACTCAGATTTGTTCTTGTGTCAATAACTAACTATTGGTTAGTTTTATAGACCTGCTTAAAAATCCTTTCTTCACCAATCTGACATACCTGATTAAGATCTTCTAAAACTTCATTGATATAAACTTTCAAGTGATCCTGAACTGTGGTTGAACCAAAACCAGAAATAACTGCTCTATTACGAACAGTGGGCTTGTAATCAGCAGAAACTAAACAAAACTCAACCAATGCAACGCGAACGATTGGCAAGTGATAAATCATATTCACACCTGCTTGAATAAATTTGTCTTGATACTTTGCAAGCAACAGCTTACTAAACAAATCAACGTTTTCGATGTTGTTTGCACCGAGATACTTCAAACGAAATAAATTATCTTGTAATGGGGTTAATTTTGCATAGCTCATAGCAATGCAGATATCAGCAGCAGTCAAAGCACCATGATTACCCGAAGGGATAGCTTCATAATTGGTTGTTTTGGGATTTAGCAAACGCAAATATTTTTCCATTTTTTTAATCCTCAAAATTCCATGTGAATGATGTGAATGATTGTGTGAATGATTTTGACCAATGGTTCACACAGAAACATGAGTAAAAACAATAAATTGTATTACATGTGAATGATGTGAATGATTTATATATATTTCCTCGCGTGAGAGTGTTTTTACTTATGTTTAATTTATGATCAATATTTAATTTAAATTGAGTTAATTTAAGCAATAAGTGATTTTTTCTCTCACGTGCGCGCGCGAAAAAATGGTTCACATCATTCACATGGTTGTTGTAAGCATTGGTATGTAAGGCTTTGCGCGTGTGAATGATTTGCTTAAATGGTTCACACGACCATTCACATCGTTCACATGAGAAGCTCTTATTATGCGTATTTTGCTTCAGGAACATCATTCACCCCGTCTAAGCTAGCTTGAAAATCTTCAATTTGCAACCCCAACCAAATCTGCTCTTGTTCATCTTTGGGTTTTTCACCAATGATAATCACCTTGTTTTGTCCGGAACTTCGGTTACCCTTCCAATGCTTGGCCTTATCACTTGGAACAATGCCGTGCTTTTTACCTTCAATAATGAAGCGCTTCATGCTGATTTGATGCTCTCCAGTTGTTCTGGACCATTGTCCAAACGCTTTATAAAGCTGCTCTGATTTACATGAGACGTAAGGGTATTTTGTGTCACCGTTTTTCCACTCATGATAAAACGTGTCAAAGCCTGCTCTTGAATAATCAATCATCGTCTTTTTAGCTATGGTCATTGGCGGCTTTACATGTTCATGAAAGTCAGTTAAATCAAGACCCATCAAATAAGTGTAAAAAGCCTGTACACCATTAGTCTTTAATTCTTGCATTACTCTCTCATGCAAAGCACCGTCTAAATCCTTACAGGGGTTAAGCACTAAGAAACGACGATCTTTTTCTTCAATTGGTAACGGTTGAGTATTGTTTGATAAAAACACTGTGTTGAGGTGGTTATTCATTTCCCAGCCGGAAACGAATTTCTTACTTACATAGAGCGTTTCACCTGTGATGAGATGCTTAATCATGCCCATAACGTTATGTTTTTTCTTATTGTCTACAATCTCCTCAAATACACCGAAAAGCTTATTTTCAATCCATTCATTATATTGGTTATCAAGTTGAGCCTGTCCAACCGTTGTATGGTATTCACCATAAATCTTTTTCATGATGGTGCCGAACATTAATGATTTACCAGAGCCATGAATATGGCCATGCATCAGGACACAAGTTGCCATTTTTGCACCAATGTTTTGCAAGGGAAAAGCTAACCATTTAAGCAAAAAATCAACAGCTTCTTTCTCACGGTCACAAAGATCATTGATCAAAGTCATGATGCCCTTACAATCTTCCCAAACTTCCGGCCGTGATAGTTGCTGATCATACTGATCACGCATGACTTCAATGTTTAAGCCGCGATATATATTGATATAATTTTCATCATGATCATGCTCTTGTTTAGGATCAAAAATAAGGTTTTGACGTGGAATAATTTTACGAGCTGGAGACTTAAACCAAAGATCAAAAATATTAGGATAAGCAATACGAATATGCTTAATTAACCAAGGTTTACGCTCAACTAAATTCCAAGCTTCTTCTGAGTTTGCCAGGACAACAAAATTATCTAATAACTCCTGAATAGTTAAGTTAGTAGCCGTATTTACATTGTGCTCAAAATCAGATTTTGTAATAACTTTTTTATGATCAAGCCATAGCCTGTACTGTTTTTGCCCCAGCAGAGCAGTAAAAGCATTTTTCTTAATTACGATTTTATCGTAGTTATCCCAAACATCTGTTTTTGCTTCA